GCATTCTGGCGAACCCGGACGGCGACGCGGTGTTGCAGATGGGTGACGATATCGCCCTGGTGGGTTATCCGGATGCGCACGCCCGTCTCGACCCGAGCTTCCGTAACGGCAAAGAGGTCTTCGACCGCGACCTGCTGGACATGCGCATCGTCACCGAAGAGATCGTGGTGAAAAACCACAACGCCGTGGGCCGCCGTCTGGGTCAGCTTAAACTGACCGACCACGGCTGCTTCCTCAACCGGGTGATCCGCAGCCAGATTGAGATGCCTATCGACGACAACATTGTGCTGAACAAAGGCGATGTGTTGCAGGTGAGCGGCGACACGCGCCGCGTGAAGACCGTTGCTGACCGCATCGGCTTTATCTCCATTCACAGCCAGGTGACCGACCTGCTCGCCTTCTGCGCCTTCTTTATCGTCGGCCTGATGATCGGGATGATCACCTTCCAGTTCAGCAATTTCAGCTTTGGCATCGGCAACGCCGCCGGCCTGCTGTTCGCCGGGATCATGCTCGGCTTCCTGCGCGCCAACCACCCTACCTTCGGCTATATCCCCCAGGGGGCGCTGAACATGGTGAAAGAGTTTGGCCTGATGGTGTTTATGGCGGGCGTCGGCTTAAGCGCAGGCAGCGGCATTGGCCACAGTCTGGGCGCGGTAGGCTGGCAGATGCTGGTGGCCGGGTTAATCGTGAGCCTGGTGCCGGTGGTGATCTGTTTCCTGTTCGGTGCCTACGTGCTGCGTATGAACCGCGCGATGCTGTTTGGCGCCATGATGGGGGCGCGAACCTGTGCGCCTGCGATGGAAATCATCAGCGATACCGCGCGCAGCAACATTCCGGCGCTGGGCTACGCGGGCACCTATGCCATCGCTAACGTATTGTTAACCCTCGCGGGGACGCTAATCATCATCATCTGGCCGGGTCTGGGATAAAAAATTTTTGCGCAATGGCGAAAAAATTTTCGCTATGCGCAGAACTTTTCTGCAAGACGTCAGTCATAACTATTGCCACTGCTTTTCTTTGATGTCCCCAATTTGTGGAGCCCATCAACCCCGCCGTTTTGGTTCAAGGTTGATGGGTTTTTTGTTGTCTTGAATTTATAATTTTACAAATAAATCACTTAAGCTATTGAATTCCGGCTCCTTCGCAAACAACTGGCGCTAAATACGGCGTTTCTTGTTGCCAGTCGTGGCCCGACGCAACTCCTAACCGCTACCATCGGAATCAAGCTACAGCCTGATATTGTGTTGCTGAGTGCGGCATATCTCTTGCGCCAATTGCTCCATCATACGGCCGTGTGAAGCAGGAGCGAGATTCGTAGCAACGCCGCCAACCAATCCACCACCAAAGTTCCACTGCGCAGAACTACCACTGCAATCTGTAACTAGATAATATTTTTGGATACCGAAATTCCAGGAACTGCGCAAGGTGGCCTCCGGTATGGCCATTCACAAAAAATGGCGGCAGACCTACTTTTCAACACCTTCCAGCCTGACCCACAGCGCCTAACCGTTTTGGTCCGGTACACTGTTCAACCGGGGCCGCAACAAAGCGTACAAGGTGGATATTGACCTGACCCACAGCAATCTGGCCCGGGGCCTGCTCTGCCCGGACGGTCAGTACCGCCAGATCGTCACCGTGGAAGATGCGGTACGCGGCGGCTGTAACCTGTTCGACCTGGACCAGCTGCGCATGGAGTACAGCCCGGACGAATACCAGAACCTGCTGATGTGCGAGTTTATTGACGATCTGGCGTCAGTGTTCCCGCTGAGCGAGCTGCAGGCCTGCATGGTGGACAGCTGGGAAGTATGGTCCTATTTTCAGGCGCTGGCGCTGCGCCCGTTTGGCTAGCGCGAAGTCTGGATTGGCTATGACCCGGCAAAAGGTACGCAGAACGGCGACAGCGCCGGATGCGTGGTGGTGGCACACCCCACGGTGCCGGGCGGCAAGTTCCGTATTCTTGAGCGGCACTAGTGGCGCGGGATGGACTTCCGCGCCCAGGCTGACGCGATTAAAAAGCTGACTCAGCAGTACAATGTGACCTATATCGGCATCGACTCCACCGGCGTCGGCCATGGTGTGTACGAGAACGTGAAGGCGTTCTTCTCTGCCGTGCGCGAGTTCGTCTACAACCCCAACGTCAAAAACGCCCTGGTGCTCAATGCATACGACATTATCAGCCACCGCCGTCTGGAGTTAGACGCCGGGCACACCGACATCGCGCAGTCATTCATGGCTTTCCGCCGGGCCACCACCGCCAGCGGGAACCGCCCCACCTACGAAGCCAGCCATGCAGACCTGGCATGGGCAACGATGCACGCACTGTTTAACGAACCGCTGCAGGGCGAAGCCGCCAATACCAGCAATATTGTGGAGATTTTTTGATGAGTGATCTTAACGCCCCTGTCGATACCCTAACCACAGAAGAAACTAAAACCACCTCGGCAGAGGCTTTTAGCTTTGGTCATCCGATCTCGGTACTAGACCGCCGGGAACTGCTGGATTATGTAGAGTACGTACAGATGGATCGCTGGTATGAACCGCCGGTGAGTTTTGACGGGCTTGGCGCGCACCTATCGCGCCGCCGTGCATCACAGTTCACCGATTGCCGTTAAGCGCAACATTCTTACCAGCACGTTTATTCCGCATCCTTTACTCAGTCAGCAGTCATTCAGCCGGTTCGTGCAGGATTACCTAGTATTCGGCAACGCCTACCTTGAGAAACGCACCAACCGGCTCGGCGGCGTTCTCTCGCTGGAGCCAGCCCTGGCGAAACATACCCGCCGCGGCGTTGACCTGGACACTTACTGGTTTGTGCAGTACGGATTCACCACGCAGCCCTATGAGTTCACGCCGGGAAGCATTTTCCATCTTCTTGAACCTGATATTAACCAGGAAATTTATGGGCTACCCGGCTACCTCTCAGCTATTCCGTCCGCCCTGCTCAACGAGTCCGTCACGCTTTTCCGCCGCAAGTATTACATCAACGGCAGCCATGCGGGCTTTATCATGTACATGACCGACGCCGCGCAGAACCAGGAAGATGTGAACAACATCCGCCAGGCCATGAAAAGCGCAAAGGGCCCCGGTAATTTCCGCAACCTGTTTATGTACTCGCCAAACGGTAAAAAGGACGGGATTCAGATCATTCCCCTGTCAGAGGTTGCCGCAAAAGATGAATTCCTGAACATCAAAAATGTTAGCCGTGATGACATGATGGCTGCGCACCGTGTACCACCGCAGATGATGGGCATCATTCCTAACAATACAGGCGGTTTCGGTGATGTAGAAAAAGCCAGTCGCGTGTTTGTTCGAAATGAGTTGCAGCCTTTGCAGAAAAGGCTGCAGGAATTAAACGACTGGCTTGAAGAGGAGGTAATTAGATTTACACCCTATATCTTAGTTGATGATTAATTTTCACCTTATTTCTTTCTTCTTAATTCGCGTCTTGTCCTAGCTTCGACAAGGCGCTGAGGTTCGGTATAAAGACGGTCCAGAAAAATGTATGTAAAATCCTCTAAATCTTCCGCCGCTGCCTTATCCAGTATCCCTTCATGCGCGCCATCATTACCATCATCCTTTACACATTCTGCTAAATCCCTTAAGTCCCTTGGCAAGAAGTTATTAGCAAATAGCCATTCCATTCTTAAACCCAGGCTTCTCTTTATCTTTTGCGCAGGCCCTTCATCGCCATCAGGAATAAGATCTTTTGTTGCATAGTCGAGACAAAGTCTAAACATAGTGGCTGCCGCATTATAGCAGCCGATAGCCAAGCATTTAGCCCCTTCCTCATATGCGCTATTAATATGCTCAGGTAAATATTCAGGTGGCTCCCCCACTGCTAAATCAGCAGGGGAAATAGGGTTACCAACTTCAGCCACATCCCTTAAACCAAATCCCCCGCCGGCCCAATTAAACCCATCAAAGGTTTGACCTTTTTCTAACGGCCAGCATAGAAAGATCGTCGTTTTATGACATTCTCGGCATACACAATAAAATTCATACTCGTGAGTCTTAGTCAAACCCAAGCCGTTATACACCTTCAAGAGATTCCAGCCGTTGACGTCGAATGCAATTTTCTGTGAACCGCATCTTGGGCAGTCATCCACTAACGTGACCATATCTGTATCTCCCCTAGTAAAACAAGCCTAACCATTGAATATTGATGATTTGAAAAATGAGCATATTTGATACCACAAACTTCATCATTTCAACCATCAGCGCGCGCTCGTATCCCCGCCACGCCTGCCCACTTTCGAGAATGGTTTTCATGCAGGTGCATAACATACGAAAAGTCCGTCACACCTGGCGGGCCTGAGCTACAACACTCCTCAAACGATCATGCGCTCTCATGCAGCATAGGCATGCACTTAGGGGAGAAGTAATGACCATTTGTATATCGAAGCAGAAGAACTAAGAAATCTTGAAGTGTGCTTTGAGCGATAAACATAGTCTGTAAATGGTTTATTTTCCCGAGATACTCACTAGCCCCAATCTGCTTATCGCATTCTTAAAATCAAACGTTCAGCCAAGAATATCTGAACGTTTAGCTTTTATGGAAAAAATGTATTTACTAGCGAATTGACGGTAATGTCAGGCACAAAGATTCATCATGAAGTTCCTGCATATAATCTGACCATAACCCTTGCATCTGCATGGTCTCTTTCAGATAAGAATATTCGACTGAACGATGAAGCATTGTTGCTGACACAGCAGAAAAGGGGGATGTTTTCTGACACTCACCTAATATTGCCTCGACTAGATTCATAAGAATGTTTTTACGTCTAGTACTTGGACTTTCATTAAACCCATTAAGCTTTTCTATTGCGTCATCAATACTGCTATCTATGAGCTCCCCTGCTTTACAACGCGGTATAAACTTGTGCTCCCTGTGATTAAAATTTAAAACATCCACTGTTGTTTCACCTAAATCAGTTTTACCTTTAATACGATAACCTCTCATATAAAGGTGTTCTGGCGGTAAATCGTTGCATGGATTTATTATAGGATTGAGTACAACATTATGGCGTTGTTTAGAACCATTACAGTGACGGCATGAAGGAAGGAGATTCTCCCATTTAATGACATCATCAGGGAAAGTTTTTTTATCCTTAAAATGCTCAATTTCATTATAGGTGCTAGCCTCTTCGAGCTTGACCTCACAAAATGCACATTTACCATTACCTAATTTTAGACATGCCGATTTTACTTCCGGATGATGCCAGACAGATGTTCCATTATCTTTGAACTCCTGAGTTAAAGATAGAAGATCCATACGAGTAAAAAAATCAGGAATAAAATTCCGCTCAAGCTTAATCATTTTACTCTTCTCTCTCTCGAATTGACATCAGGCTTATTTTAAGAGATTTACGAAGAACACTATTTTGATGCAACGCCATATCCAAATAATCATAAATTTCTTTAGCTTTGTCGAAATCTTCTCCATCAACAAAACGTTCGAAATTATCAAGCAGTTCCTGAAGTTTTCTACTGAGAGTGCTTTCCATCCCCATTACATCTAACAAAACCTCTTCAACTGTCCAAGCCGAATAACCCAAGCCATTTTCAGGAAGTTCTTTTACTCTCACTGCGCCATCATTATCTGGTACTAACGCAATGATCTGATGTGATTTTGCATTCTGTACTACATGTGGGCTGTGAGTTGTGACGATAAATTGTGCTGATGGAAATGTTGTCGTTAGGGCTTCAGTGATTCTTGCCTGCCACTCAGGATGCAAATGGAGCTCAATTTCATCAATAAGAATCACTCCATCGAATTCTTGGGCGTAAAGATCTTGCTCCGGATAACGAAGCTCGATCTCTTTAATAATCCCGAGAAGGAGACTCATACATGATTTGAACCCCGAGGACAGATATTCATACCATATTACCCCGGTTGGGGTATTTACAAAAATATCGTAAGATTTAGGATCGACGCGATTGTAAGAAAACTGTGGATTTAAAATTGATATACACTCCCTTGCGAGATGTATATTTTTTATTGTATTAGGACCGTAACCATTATCTACTTTTTCAAACAAATCCCTCTTAGCAAACCAATCCTTTATATCATGTAAATTGACACCTAAATTAATTTGTTGCGAAACAGCATCATCGGATAGTGATTTATCTGCATTCAACGCTTCAAGATGTTTATAATCAAAGTTACGTAATGTTTCAAATTTTATTAGTTTTCTTTTATCGAATCCGTTATTACTAAAATGGTGTATTTTTTCTGTAGGCAAATGGACGTTAACATCTAACACTGGATTGAAGATGGTAGAATTATCTTCTATTTTTAGACTGACACTTCCTGTTTCAGAAGTGACATTGCGTTTTATTTTATTAGTGTATCCATAAAGAAAAGGAAAGGAAGCAGCAAGCAAGAGGGTAGATTTTCCAATTCCGTTAGGCCCACATATAATATTCATGTCAGGTCTAAATTTTACGTACAGGGATTTTATCCCCCCGACACCATTGATAGTTAGCTCAGTCAGTTTCATATATTTCCTTATAATTTCTACTAACCCACACTCAGGATTAGCTCGATACTAAGTAACAAGCCAAGTATTGTAAATACAAAATCTTATTTTATATTCGAGCTAGAAAAGTGTGTTGCGCCCGCTGGTTGAGCAAACAGTACAAAGCTGACGACCATTGAAGGTAATGACCGCCATACCTAACGCCTCGCTTCACTCGTTGTTCAACCTTGCTCCCTCTGATAGGCTCTTATCGGGATCAATGTTTTAATGTAGCCATCTGTAGTCCTCCCTGACCTGCTACAAAATTTCCAGTACTCACTTTTTACTTTCGTTCAGTTTTAAGCCGCTCAGCTCCAAGTCGTTAGCGCTTCCCTTACGTATGTGGATTGACGTTTTGGATAGAAAGGGCGCAAATTTCAGCAAAGCTCGGATTCAAGGGCTCCCAGTGTTGCCTGGCTTATCTTCTGCTCTTTATCGATAATTATTTCAATGCGCATAGATCCCCCCTAACTGGTAGAGTCCATTGTGCGGCAGTACTCATGGTTACGTATTTTTGCCATCAGCTCATCAGTCAGCTCAGAAACCCACTGAATAGCCAGCTGCTTTTCTTCTTCGCAACAATCGCTTGCTGCTACCAGCTTTAAGAAAAAATCAATGCGCTGAAGTTTCAATGACTCCAAAAGATAATCCTGCATTTTCCCTCCTTTTACGGCCACTTACACAATATAACTGTATGTATAAACACTGTATATATATATAGTATAATAGCAATTCTAAATGTAAAACGCTTTTTTGGTCTTCAAAAAGAAAGACCTGATATGAATCAAGAACAGAAAAAACTTCCGACGTGTCAGTAATACTGCCGCCACTTCTCATCCTCGCGCAGCCGCCCGTTCTGGTACAAGATGCGCAGCCCTCCCCCTGACGGAAGGCTGCCGCCGCGTAAAAGTAAATCTGGCTCGTACTCACTGTCATCGAATCCTCTGGACCGCAGCTCATACTCCAGCTGCAGGCGCTACTACTCCGAAATATCCTGCTTGTAAGCCTTTTTCCGTTTCGGTTTTACAAGCCTGAGCCGGGCAACCAGCTACCGCCGTTCCTTTTTGCCCATGCCGTGCAGATAGTCCTGCAGGGCCTTTTCATCCATGGACGTAATATCCGGTACTTCCCCCCCTGTCTGGTTCAAATTTTCAACAGGGGGACAGTTATTGCCACGAGTCCAAGGGGTGCAAGCGCCCTGGTCGGCTGTCGCCTCATGAAGGTCAACGGCTTTACGAACCATTTTCCACTTCACTGCATGAGTGCAGATCCGGCCCTCAATGATCGGGGACCAGATGCCGTAAATACGAACACCATGATCGCCGTAGGCGCTAGGCTCGTCGTTCAGCTCAAAGGCAGTTCTGACAAGGTGATGTTTATGGGGAACCAGGACGCCGCCCTGCTTCATGATGTAGGTGGCAAAACAGCCAGCATCAGCTGCAGCCAGCACCGCATCCAGACGCGGGTTTTCCAGTACCGGCGCGCCTGCCTTCTTGTCACCCTGCGCCCTGGCAGCCTGACCAGCCAGCAAGCGCAGCTCGCGGTACGCCTGACGGCCAGGGATACCAAAGAAGCGGAATTGCTGAACACGGTGCAGCGAAGCCCAGGCGTTTACGTTCTCAGCGTTATCACGCAGTGATCTGCCCGTTTCTTTACTGATTTCCTGCGCCAACCCGCGCCCGTCGATATTCTTGCTGATGTATTTGGCGATATAGCTGGTCGGTGTACCCTTGCGCGTGTTGATAAGCTCAGACTTGAAGCGCGGCCCGGTATTGGTGCCCAGCTCCTCCCGGTCCTCACGAATGGCGAATTTACGCAGCAGCGCGGTGATGGATTTGCGGTCTTTTTTGCGCATGAAGCACAGCAGGTGCCAGTGCACGGTGCCGTCATGATGTGGTTCAGCAACGCGGACGCCATAATCAAATAAATTGCAAGGTTTTTAGGGAGTGGTCCGTGCACTTTTAGGGCTGGATACCACAGAAGAATAAAACGAAGATTTCAAGGCTGTTTTGAGCCATCTTTATTTATTGACCAATGACCCCAGACTTTACACACTTATGTAAGTTCTGCGCAGGGTGCGGGAAGGAAAATGTACATTCTCAAACCTGGTCACCCCGACGGTCGCGTAATGCTCTACATAAATAATAGCAAATTTACTAAGCACATTTTTGTTTCAATTAATAGCCATCAATTTACGCGGTAAAATAAACCTCATACTTTACTGACTTTTGCCGATAACCTCATCTCACCTTTCACTATATGCGCAAACTGAGGAATACGAATGAAAGTTGAAAGCAATTGGTTCGACGAACTTCTTAAAGTAACAATATACCGCGATCTCTTGTATCGGGCTTCTATCTGGACACTATTTCCTTTAATAACGCTAATCATTAACTGGAGAAGCAATAATTATTCTGCAGCAGATTATTTAATGAAAGCTTATGCATCAACTATGCCTGCTCTGAATTTTGTTTTTCCGGTAAGCACGATTATGGTACTGTTTGCTTTATATACAAAACACAGTGAGAGCATCTCTTCCCCAAAATGTCAGAATGTTAAAATACTCTATCACACGTTCAGACGTTTCACTTCCGATGTCCTTATCTGGATAGCAGGTGCATTGACCGGTTTAACGCTTTTGACCTTTATCAACTTTGGCATATTGTTTTATGATAACCCTCAAGATTTGACAATAGATAATATCGTCAAACTATTTCTTTCACTGTTCATACTTTTAGCCGTCCTGGGTTATTGTTTAACGACTTATGTTGCGATCAGAAGAGAAAAGTCTTTTCACTTTACGTCACCAAAATTAAACAAAGGATGGATTGTCACTGTCATTTATGGTTCTGCAATTGCAGTATGGTACGGTTACCTTAATTATCATAATATTCTTTAGCGACAGCCTATAAATAATGGCAACAACCTGGATCATCAGGACTGCATAACGCTGACTCCAGGTTATTTATTTAGCTTAAATGTCTTTATCACATCCTTTTGCCATGGGATGTTACAAGCGGTCATCGATTTTATTATCATAAAATCCGGTTCGCATACTTCGCCCCCCTTCCTCCAATTACCTGTTACGCTTAATACCTGAGACCACAATCCCCCGAGCCCAAGGAGCCCCAATGCTCGCGTTGTACAACACCGTGATCGTACTT